GCGAGGAGACGCGCGACGAGTGGATGGAACGCTGCGTTCCGGCGGTGCTGGAAGACGGCGCGGCGGAAGACAGCGATCAAGCGGTGGCGATGTGCTCAAGCATGTGGGAACAAGCGAAAGGTGCGGCAATGCAAACGCGGGCTTATTCGGTCCTCGACATCAAGAGCGTGGACGAGGATCAGCGGGTGATCGAGGGGATTGCGTCGACGCCATCGACTGACCGTATGGGCGACGTCATGGATCCGCTTGGGGCGAAGTTCAGCATCCCCATGCCGCTACTATGGCAGCACAAGCATGACGAGCCGGTTGGCAACGTGACCTTCGCTAAGGCCACCAAGAACGGGATTACGTTCAAGGCGAAGCTGGCGAAGATCGCTGAGGAGGGCGAGCTTAAGCGGCTGGTCGACAAAGCGTGGCAGGCGGTCAAGGCCGGCTTGGTACGCGGCGTATCGATTGGCTTCACTGCCGACGAGTTCAATTTCATCGACGGCGGCGGGATGCACTTCAAGGAATGGGAGTGGCTGGAATTATCGTTGGTGACGATCCCCGCCAACGTCGATGCATCGATTAGCGTGATCAAAGCCGCCGCGTCAGGCGAAGCGATGATCGCGCCTGCCCAGGCCGCGACCGGCCATTCGTCTAGTTCTCCCGGCGCTTCGGGACGAGTTCGTATCAACCCAAGGCCAAAGGAGAAAACACCAATGGCTAAGCAGTCCCTCGCTGAGCAGCGCTCGGCGTTCGAGGCCACGCGAGCGGCGAAAGCCGCACGCATGGAGGAGATCATGGGGAAGGCTGGAGATGACGGCGAAACTCTCGCTGCCGACGATCAGTCCGTCTATGACGAACTGGTTTCCGAGGTCGAGAAGATCGACGCCCATCTCAAGCGCCTCGATGATCTTGAAAAGACCCTTAAGGTGACGGCCAAGGCGGTCAACGGCAATTCGGCGGAAGAGGCGGCAGAGTCCCGCGGTCCGGCGGTGCGCGTTGATGCGCGTTCGACGTTGCCGAAGGGCACCGGCTTTACCCGCTACGTGATGTGTATGGCGGCGGCTCGGGGCAATCCCGATCTCGCTCTGCGCTTCGCCAAAAAGTGGGATCAGCAGACGCCGGAAGTTTCCGCCTTCATCAAGGCCGTGCACTTCGGTGAGAAGGCCGAGGTGGGCATGGTGTCGTCTCCTGGCGGAAGCCCAGAGACATGGGGCGGCGCTTTCCTCGCCTATCCGCCCAATCTGGCGGCAGAGTTCGTTGAACTGCTCTACCCCATGACCATTCTCGGCAAGATGAATGGCTGGCGGCGGATTCCGTTCAACGTCCGGGTCGGCGTCCAGTCCGGCGGTTCGACCGTCAACTGGGTCGGCGAAGGCGATCCCAAGCCGGTGACGGAGCTTGAGTTCACCGAAGCACTGATGACCTACAGCAAGATCGCTGGCATCGTCGTGCTAACGGAGGAACTCGTGCGGTTGTCTACGCCTGCGGCGGAAGCCACGGTTCGTAGCGACCTAACTCGCAGCATCGCCAAGTTCATCGATCAGCAGATGCTGGATGCGTCTGTTACGGCGACGGATGCACGTCCGGCGTCGCTCACGAACGGCGTGGCGGCGGTTGCGGCCACTGGCTATGACGCCGACGCGTTGTATCAGGACTTGAACGACGCGCTGGCGGCCTATGACAGCTCGGAGACTGGTACCGACAACATCTACCTCGTCGTGCGTCCCTCGCTTTCGCGGGGGATCTCCACCATGCGGAATGCGCTGGGGCAGTTCGAGTTCACTGGCGTCAACCCGCAGGGCGGCACGCTCAACGGCTTCCCGCTGATCGTGTCCAACTCGGCTCCGGCCGACACGATTGTTTTGGTCAAGACCGACGAAGTGTTCCTGGCCGACGATGGTGGCGTGACCATCGACGCCAGCCGCGAAGCAACGCTGGATATGGCAGGTTCGACCTCGCCTAACTTCAGCTTGTTCCAGCGGAACTGCGTGGCGATCCGTGCCGAGCGTTGGATCAGATGGCAGAAGCGGCGTTCGTCTGCGGTGCAACTGATCACCGGCGCGCTGTACAATCCGTCCGGCACGTCGCCGGCGTAGTAACCGAGTTGAAGATACTGGCGGCGGCGTTGTCCGAGGCGTCGCCGCCTTTCCACCCAAAGGTGCGCTGTTATGCCCAGGATCAAACGGAAAGGGAAAAAGGGCGCGCGCTCGGCATTTGTTGCGCCGCGCGTGGCCGACGCCCTGATCAGACATGGCACATTCGAAATCGCCTATCCGATATCAAGCGCAGAGCCGGAAATTGCAAAGGCACATGCGGCAGGCGGTCCCCGGACCGCTCCAATCAAAGAAAGAGAAGAAGCGCCACAAGCGCAAGTCTCGCTCGAAGGCATGACCAAGGCGCAGTTGGTGGCGCATTTGCGCGCCAGCGGCGAGAAGGTCGACCCGCGTAACAACAAAGACGAATTGCTCAAGCAAGCGAAGCGTTATCAGCGCCGGGATATGCGAGCAGAACCATGAAGCTGTTCGGCTACGAGGTGACGCTGCGCAAGGCTGCGCCGCTGGGGCTAGGCCCGGCATGGCAACCCGGCTGGTTTCCGATCATCCACGAGCCGTTCACCGGAGCGTGGCAACGGAATCAGGAGCTAGGGCAAACCCTGCTCACGTCCTACCATGCGGTGTTTGCTTGCGTGACGCTGATCGCGTCCGACATTTCCAAGCTGCGCGTCAAGTTCATCCGCGAGAAGAACGGCGTTTGGCTTGAGGATAAAAGCCCGGCTTATGATCCGGTGCTGCGTCGGCCGAACAAGATGCAGAATAGCGTGCAATATTGGGAGAATTACATTCTCTCCAAGCTGCTGCGCGGCAACACCTACGTGCTCAAAGGTCGCGATCAGCGCGGCGTGGTGACATCGCTATATGTGCTCGATCCGACCCGCGTGCGCCCGCTGGTGGCTGAGAACGGCGACATCTTCTACGAGTTGTGGAGCGACAATCTGTCGGGGATCACGGCCTATGCCGAGGGCGCGCTGACCGGCATCAGCCCATACGATCCGAAGCGCGGCGACGACGCGCGCATTATCGCGCCGGCGTCCGAGATCATCCACGATCGAATGAACTGCCTGTATCATCCGCTGTGCGGGATCTCGCCGCTTTACGCGGCGGGGCTGGCGGCGACGCAGGGCATGGCGATCCAGCGCGAGAGCATCCGCTTCTTCGAGAACCGCGCGATCCCCGGCGGCGTGCTGAGCGCGCCAGGGCGCATTTCCGAAGTGACGGTCAAGCATCTTAAGGATCAATGGGAGGCGAATTTCGGCGGTGCCAACAGCGGCAAGATCGCCGTGCTTGGCGACGGCATGAAGTTCGAGCCGATGGCGGTGACGGCCACCGACGCGCAAATGCTGGAGCAAGCCAAGATCACGGCGGAATGGGTCTGCTCAGTCTTTCATGTGCCGGCTTACAAGATCGGCGCGGCACCGACGCCGGCCTACAACAATATCCAGGCGCTCAATGTCGAGTATTATTCGCAATGCTTGCAGGTGCTGATCGAGGCGGCGGAAATTTGTCTCGATCAGGGCTTGGCAATGGGACCGACTGTCGGCGTCGAGTTCGATCTCGAAGGGCTGCTGCGGATGGACACTGCCTCGCAGATCACGTCGCTGCGCGAGGCGGCGCAGGCTGGCTTACTGGCACCGAACGAAGGCCGCAAGCGGCTTGGCTTGCCGCCAGTGTCCGGTGGCGACTCACCGATGGTGCAGCAGCAATACTTCTCGCTTGAAGCCTTAGCTGAGCGTGACAGCAACGAACCTTTTGCCAAGCCTACTCCGCCAGCGGAGCCCCCGCCCGCAGAGCCCCAGGAGGCCAAAGAAGATGACGACGCAGGAAGCCCGCAGCAAGGAGCTAAGCAACGTGTCGCGGATCAAATCGTCAGACGAGCTCTCCGAGCTGCTGCCTGAAATTCTCACCGAGGCGCTGACGCAGATCGTCGCCGCGTTCACGCGGGAAATGCGCGACAAGTTCGAGCGCCACGATGCCGAGGTGCGGGCACGGATTGCCGAGTTGCACAACAAGCAGCTCGTGGCCCTGAGCGAGATCGAGCGCCTCGTTGGCGAGCGGCTGCTGGCATGTGAGAAAGTAGTGGCCGCGCTGACCCCACGGCAAGGGCCTCCAGGGCCGCAGGGGGAGCGCGGAGAGGCCGGTCCGGCCGGGCAGGCAGGGGAGAGGGGGGAAAGGGGCTATCAGGGCCTAGCGGGGCCGGTGGGGCCGGCAGGGGCGCTGGGGGCAACGGGGCCAAGGGGCGAGCGGGGCGCGCCGGGCGAGCCGGGCGCGCACGGTGCGGCCGGGCGTGATGGCGTCGACGGCCAAGGTGTTGCCGGCGCGCTGATCAACAAGGCTGGGGAGTTGGTGCTTACTTGGGATGACGGCGCAACGCGTGAGATCGGCGTGGTGGTCGGCAAGGACGGAGCGCCCGGTAAGGACGGAGCGCCCGGCAAGGACGGCAAGGACGGCATCGGCTTTCAAGACATCACCCTCGATTACGACGGCGAGCGCAT